TGTTTGTGTAGGCATTGGATTTTAACCTCATTTCGTTGGCAGCTTGTATTGCCAAGTTTTCATCTGATTGAATAGTACATACACCACCGACTTGCATCTGGTAGTTACCATTCACTCTATCAAATCTGTCACCCTCAACTTCTGTGTGCATGTCACCTTCAACATAAAGGTGGACATCACCAATAACTTGTAGAACCACTCTATCTGTTTTAATGTCTTTACCGACTTTTATAACAAGATTATGGTCTGATAGAATATATGTATCATTTTTAGACTTTAGATAATTGTCATTCTTTTCATCCAAGTCAATAAAATTACCATTTCCATTGAGAATTCTGATCCTCTCAGCATCCTCAGTGTTGTTCATTTCAATACGATGTCCTGCAGATGTTGTCTGTACCCAGTTCTTAGGATACTTTACTCTAGTCGGTGGAGTCTCACTGCTAGTATCAGTACCACCTTGAAATAATTCTGTTTGTCTTATTTCGTTAAATTCTTCTGATCTTCTAAATTCTGAAAATGACATTAGTATCCATAACCTCCTTGATTCTGCTGCGTATTATTATTTTGCTGTGTAGTTTGTTGTGTTGTATTTGTGTTTGTATTTACGGTAGTAGTAGTTGTTGTAGTTGTTGTTGCAGTGTCTGTAATAGTTTCTTGTGTAGTTATCATGGGATGTCCTACGCAGTCTATGTAGGTCTGAAGTTGTAAAATATTACTCTCTTTGATCTCTCTAGGACCTGAGTATTCATATACTACAGAGAGTTTTGCACCTGTTCCCTCACTGTCCTCGATAACAGGTTTAACAAATCCGAGTACAGTTTTTGTAATTGTAGGTCTTATAAGTCTACCTTGACTGTCAACAGTATATGTACCAATCTGTTGTTTATCTTTACCTGTACCTACAGTGATAATAGGATTCTTATATCCTTTACCAACATTGACTACCTTAACCTCATTTACTCTTGGTATTAGATCACCGCACTTAGCATATATTGCTGTAGCGTTTGGTGGTATTACAAGAGTTGGAAACTTCTGGGTAAAGTTAAGTGTGAACTCGTGTCCAGACTTAGTTCTAAGTTGTAATCCAGCAACCAGTTTAGGATTAAATGATGTATCTATAGTTGCTAGTAGTATATGATCATCATCATAATCAACATCAACAACCTGTAAAACGTCAGGTGATGATGTAGTGACTTGCTCTATATACTCACCATCCTTTACATGTGCTGTTAATCCTGTTTTCTTTACTTTAACTCCATACTGTTCGTTAGGGCAAAATGTAGTAGCAGGATCAAATCCATATCCTATACCAGGTTTTATAACTTCTATTGAGTCCACTACACCATTAACAATATTTGGTCTAAATTTAGCACCACTACCTTCTGGTTCATTACACGTAAATTGTGCCTTGACTTGTGCCTCTCTGTTTACACTCTTACCTTTCTTTCTCATCAATACACCAAGCATTTGACCTATATCATCTACAATTGCTATTGCTTTGATTGGAGTAGTTGACTGCAAATTATCCCATACTAATTCTGGGAAACATGGTTTTCTATTCAATATACCACTATCACAATTTAATGCAGCAGTTGCAATTTCACCGTCTGAAGTGTAGAAGTTAATACCCTCAAACCTTTCCAAAGGTCCTTTCTTGTCATCGTCATCGTCATCATCAGTATCGTCTCTGCCTTTCTTCCTACCACCAACTCCAGTCTCAAATACAGATGCACCAATCGCACATGATAGTGCACCATCACAAAATAAATCAATGAACTCTAAAACTTTGTTAAGGATACCTTGTATCTTATCAGCAGCACCCTTGATAGCTCCCATAACACCTTTCAATATACCCAAGGCATCTTTTATCTTGTCCATCAACTTCTTCATAATATCACCTAAGATATTTTGAATAAGACATAGTGCTGTGTCTAATACGTTTTCTATTAGATCTTTCAACAATCCCTTGATAAAGTCACCAATTTCATCAAGTATTTGTTTAAACAAACAAGATACTAAATCACCAACATCCTTAAGTTGTTTTCTAACTGCCTCATCTTTCTTTGGATCTGGTATGCTAAGTTTATCTAAACCATCTGTTACAAGTTTATCAACCTCCTCCATAACCACACCTTTAATATTTTGTGTGAGTCCTCTAATTTTTGTACCTATCCTGTCTGATACACTCGTAATCTCTTTCTCAAGATCAACAATATCACCTGTTTTTTTATCAATAAACTCATCTATCTCATTCTTCTCTATACCACGAGCAAACTTCATAAACTCTGCCATAGGACCTTCAAGTTTTGTAGCAGTCTCTGATCCACATTTACCGTTACCAACTTGGACTGTTACTCTCTTAGCTGCATCTGCTGCAAATCCTGCTGCCGACTCATTCTTGATTGCTAGTGCTCTTTTATTAGAGGTAGTAACCGTAGTAGCAGCAGCACTAAATGGATTATCTTCCATCACCATTGCACTTGAATCAAAACCAGTTGTGGAATCTTTCTTTACGTTATTACCTGAGTTTGGAGGTGTACTACCTGTATTAATATGATGTCTTTCATCATAATCACCAGCAGCTAGTTTTGCAAAACCTTCTTTCTTACCTTTTTCTGTACCATAGTTTACGTCTGGATTCTCATCAGTTATAGATCCCATAACAATAGGAATCTGTGCTGCAGCACCATCCATAAAGAATCCAACAACCCAACTGTTAAGTTGTAATTGATGATTAGATCCAATACCAGATTTCTGTGCATATATTGGGGGCATCAACACCTGTGCCCATGGCAAGTGCTTAGTTGGTAACTCTACTCTACTTTCATTGTGATATCCTACGATTCTAACTTTTACTTTATTATTATAATCAAAATCTGTCTCATCTATTTCTTTAGTTTCTACATCATAGGAACCGTCACCAATATTCTCCACCTGTCCAATCCACCAATTGAACCCATCTTTTCCTATAAAATTAGCAGTTGCTTCAAACATGTTATGAACCTGGACTATCTGTAACTAATGTGAGTGATGTACCCATCCTGTCATCACCACTATAGAAAGTTCTCTCTATCTTAGCAACAACATATTTACCACTATTATCTTCATCAAAATCTCTATCTCTACCTTTGAAAGTATTTAATTGAATAACATCACCAACAGTTAAATCAAATTTACCAATATAATCTACCTCAACAAATTTGTTGTAAAATAATTTTTCTCTAAGAGATGCTTGCGATAATTGTTTTGTAAGTCCGTCGGTGTGAGTTCCTTCGGTAAAGAGTGCAGTATCTATTATCTTTGACATAATACGAGTAGATGAAGTATCCTTATCAAAATTTTTAAAATATTCTGGTTTCTTACCCTTGTTTAAGAGTTCGACACCATCATAATATTTATTGATGTTAAATTTAATATTTTCGTAGTTCATGTCGTAAAGATCCACTGTCATAACGTTGCTAGAGTAAGATCCAATATTCAATCCCTTCAATACATCACTTGTTGATTTGATTCTTATTTTATCAACAGATATAACATCCTTTTCATCAGTTTCTTCTAATTCTTTAACTTCATTACCAACAGTGATAGTCTTTACAACTGGATCACTAGAAAATTTGTCATAAGACTTAAAATTATACCCAAATTTATTTTCAAAGAATGCATAACCAGCACTTGCAGATGCACCACTACCTTTAACTGGGATAGATTTGGCAGCAAGCCATGATATTATAGTAAATGGACACCAGAATGGTGATACAAATGAATATTTGTTGAACGTTTTTTCAAAGTTCTCCTCTGCTACAATAACACCTGTTCCTAAAATATTCTGCAATATCTCTTCACGTATTATCTTGTCTATGGTTGTACCTTCACCCACACCAAATCTTCTTGACAATTTTATAGCAGCGTTGTTAATAAAATCAGGAGTACATAACATCAGAGTTGCTTTTGATGAACCACCATCTTGAACTCTGTCTTGTATATCATATATTACATAATATCCACCAATAAGATTATCCTCATGGTCAGCAATTTCAAGAAAAACTTGTTCCATACCTCTGAGTTTAGAGCATATACCACTCTCGGTATCTGTTATTTGAATCTCCATTCTTTTGGTTGCGGCTTGGATGTCTTCAATATACTTGACATATAGAGTTTGATTTACACCAATAGAATATACCTCACCATCTACGGTAATATTAAAAGTTATTAATTGGAAGTTACTTTGTAGCATTAGAATTGAGAGGTCTTATTATATACTGAAAGATATGGGGACTCAACAGTCTTAGGAACTGCTTTGTTACCACCTTGTATAGCTGGTTGTTTTAAAGGCGGGATAGACATCTGACTATTTGCTGCAGATATAAGTGATGCAGATGCAATATCTGTCTTTGCCTTGGCACTTTCTCTGTTCTCATCTATCACTTTATCAGTCAGTTCTGATATGTTTGTAATTCTATCACCATTAGAATTATATGTGTTAGTTACACTACCAAATGCTTTCATTCCCAAGTTCGCCATCATACCCATGGGTGTTAGAGATAGTGCTTGCTTACTCATATTAGTAATATTATTGAATGCTGTAGATTTACTGAACGACTTAGCACCTTCAAGTATTTTCTGACCACCCATGATTGACATACCCATAGGTGACATCATAAGAGAAGACTTCAATGTTGGTTTACGTGCCTTCACTGGTTGCATAGCTCTTCCTGATCCGTCTCCAAGTCCTATACCATCAGCAGTGCCTGTATATGGCATCTTAGGTGAATAGTTGGTTTGTAAATTTGGGGGATCACCCTGCATTTGTGGTGGGGTTGTAGCGAGTGCACCACCTTGTTGTGCTCCACCACCCATTGCTCCACCAGCAGCACCACCAATCAGAGAGATAATATTCTCTAAGAAACCACCTTTACCATCTTTCCCATCTTCCCCATCCTTTATATCATCTGTTTTATCAGCATCAGCTCCCATCTCATAGTTGATGGGGTCTAATCTAAATGCTGCTGAGATATTTTGAATATTATCTTTTATTGCTTGTGCAGATGATTGACTTGCTGCTGGTATCTTACTCATCAAGTCGATAAGTGCAACTGCAGCTGCCTTTGCTGGTAGTGCTAGAGTTTCACCGAATGCTTTCTTTAACTTATCATCTACTGTAAAATCATCTTCAATGTCTTTAGATATATTTTTCTTGATACCACTTTCTAGTCCAACCTTAGCAAGTGAAGTTTTAGATGGTGGTTTCATAGGTTCTGAACCCATGGATTGAGCATTGATAGTTAATGCATTGGATACATCTGCACCACCGAGTAAACCAGTTGCTGCTTTTACAAGTGGTTGTTTACGTGGTTTATTGACTGATACATTAGGAACTAGATTATTAACTGGACTCAAATCTATACTAGGTGATTTGACTGGTTGTACTTGAACACCACCAGTCTCATCTAATGACTGGAGTTTTTCTTTCATTAAGAAGTCTCGATGCACATCTTCTTTGTACATCGCTTGCATCATAATAGTTCTATCTTCTAGAAACTTACTAAGACCTGTAATTACATTGGTAAGATGTTCCATTAACTAACTACCTCTCTTTTTGAACCTTTACCAAAAACGTCAATGACCACATAATCTTTACTATCCTTATTTACCTCAGTTGGCACGGGATATGGCATAGGTGTTGGAATTGGTACGGGAACTGGCATTTGAGCAATAGTATTACCCATACCCAAGTTTTTCTCTGACTGTTTAACTGGTTCTTGTGCCAAAATATTTTTTGCAGATGAAACGTTTGGTTGATTTATACTTGGATTAGTAATCTGACTAGAGTTTTTCTTCTCAGGTGCTGCTATATTATTTGGTATCCAATCTCTATTACCAGGTTGTAACCACTTGTCGTTTGGTTCATTGTTCCAGAAATCAAAGTGAACTGGATCTTTCTCTCCTTGCCATTTGAATCCATATTTTGAACCATTTTCTCTCATCCATTCATTTGCTTTTGAATAGTAGTTGATATCAACTGCCCATCCCTGACCATGTGGAGACAACCCAACTGGTGCAGGAGTCATAACGTTTGGATCCCCCGCTGCTGCTCGGTCTATTAGTTCTTGTTGTTGTTTTGCACTTCTATATGAAGATGTCACACTCATAGGCAAGTTAACACCATCTTTAGCAGCAGCTGCTACTGCCCTCTCCCACGCTTTCATAGTGGATGGATTCAATATGATAGGCATACCATTACCAGCAACATATGGATTTGGTGTTGAAGATTCTGGTTTACCGTCACCTATCATACCCACATCTTTAGCAGCAAGTGCTGCATCTAACCCAATAGATACTGCAGTTCCGATGCCAGGTACTGTACCAGCAACACCTGATAACATTTCTAACCCTGCACCTTTGAAGTCACCCGCCATCATTCGTTGTCCTGCGAATAGCAGTCCTGCACCAAGACCTACAAATGGTATCTTCTTCAGTAATCCTTTACCTAGTGCTTTTCCACCTATCTTAGCGACACTCTTTACACCTATTTTTCTTCCTGCTTTCTTAAGTAAACCTTTAGCTACAGTCTTACTTCTTCTTGCTACCTTACCAACCTTTTTACCTATCTTTGTCTTCTTTAATAATTTCCTACCCATGTTTAAAGCACCAAGTAAACCACCGCCACCTCTAGTGTTTTGTTTTTCTGGTGTTCCTAAACTAGCATTGATGACTGTTGTAGCACCACCAGTCCCCTCAAATGGTACCAAAGATTTTGTTAGACCAAAGTTACCCTCTATACTTGCAACTTCACTTATACCAAAAATAGATGCTAACGAATTAGCTTCTGCCATAACACCAGCTCTTGCTGATGAGTTGGGTAGTTTATTAAGGAATCCGATTGTGGATGCAATCATTACAGATGCACCTTCTCTATACATTGCTTCTATTGCTTCACCAAACTTAGCAACTGGAATTACCAGCTCAGGACCTGCTTCTCCTATAAGTGCTGGTGTTGCTGATCTAACGTATCCACCTGTTGCATATCCTTGAAGTGGGTCGCTAAAAAGAAATTTACCTAGATCAAATACACTTTTACCAAATTGAAATGTTTTTAATAACAAATTCAGATCAATATTAGGATTCATTTCCCAACCTGATGAAGAATTTTTGTCGGTGTCTACTTCTGGTCTCTCAGAATACCCACTAAACCCATCTGGGTATGTATTTCCATATTTTTCATTATCAGATTCTACACCTTTATAAACATCTTTCTGGTTTTGGTTTTTTATTAATTGATCTATTATTGATGGACCCGACACATCTGGCAAAACATCATCTGAAAATTCAATTGTTGACCTGTCTTTATATTGCTGAGTACTCAGTTCTGGTATGGGACTTGTTTGTCCCCCTAAAGATCTGTCTAATATTTCTTTCCAACCAGGTCGATCATTTACTGCATTGTTTTCGAGATAATCTTTTGCATTCGCATTTGCAAATGCCAATTGCGTTGCCCATGCTGGTACTGTTGCATATTCTGGTTGTCTTCTCCTTTTTCTCCTTTTTCTCCTCCACCTTCTGAGAGGTAAACCACTACCGTCATCTGTCCCTTTTGGTTTCTCTACAAGTTTTTTTGCAGGAGTTACATTTGATGTAGTTGATACATGTTTTGTTCCAATGTAATATCTTTGTCTGTTTCTTAAATAATCAAAATACTGAAAATCTGTCTGGACGAACGAACCCATCGCCTTAGCAAAGTCGTTACTTTTACTCGTAAGTTCAGTTTCTTCTGGGTTGATACTCATCGTTTACGATTTTCCTCTTCTATACGTTCTCGTTCTTTTTGTAAGTGAGAAGATAACAAGTTAACATAGACTTCCCTTTCCCAAGGAACTAAGTTTTCAATATCAGTCAAGCTATATTTATGATGTTGGACAAGAGAAAAATTAGTTTGATAGAAGGTCATCAAGCCCTCTTGAAAGAGGGCTATGCGAAAAAATCTGCTAACCCTTCTATAACTACAGGGTTTACTACCTTAGTCTTAGGATTCTTTACCTTCAATTCATGTCTAAGGGTTGGCATAGTGTTGAAAAAGTTTTGAATGTTATCGAACTGTTCGCTTGTAAGTTTCTCAACCCATTCTTTTGCTTCTTCAAAAGTAAATGATCCAGAGTCGTCTTCACCAACATATACTCTTTTGATACATTTAGCTACTAGATCATAAGGATCTACTTTTTTATTTGCAAAGTTAACAGCAGCAAAGTAGTCTAAGTCTGGATATTTCATCTCGACAGTGATATCTTCAGTCAACTTAATAACATTTTTATGTCCTTTTGGAAAGTTTACTTTGACGTCATCAACTAAGAATGACACGTTAACTTCAGTTTCACCATCATCAGCACATGTTACTTTAAGTTCTATCTCTTCACTGATTGATCTAGCACGTATCTGTAAGAATATGTATTCTATATCAAACAACGCTAGGTCATCAAATACGATTTTAGTTTGTATACAACTCCTCAATACCTTGGTGATTGCATCTAAGGTTTGTTCTTGATCGTTATTCTCTAGAGCAATTATTAATAATTTTTGCTCTTTGACTAAGAATGGACGATATTTAATTTTCTTTTTTGTAGAAGGCACCGTCAACGTATACGTTGGCGTAACAATTTCAGGTAATGGCATGATTTAATTCGCAGAATTAGGTATAGGTGTTTTTGGTAATTTTAAGTGACTATACTCATAGTAAAATCCAACACTAACTTTTACAAGTTGTGCAGGACCTGCTGAATATGGTATAGATGATACAGTATAAGGGTATGCTTTGAACAAATGTGCTTCCCAGACGTCTTTTAGATCTCCTTGTTTTGGTTCCTTTGGGTTTTGGACTCCTTGACTCTTACCATTATACTTCTCTAACTTCTTTATGTCAAGTCTACAAGCATAGTTATCATAGTATCTCTGAGCAAATACTCTTTGGTCTGCGAGGTCTTCACGATATATGTTTGCCTTTTGTTCTACGTGACCCATGGTGTAATCTTGCCAAGCACGAAAAAACTTTAATGGCATAGACTCAGCATCCATATAGAAACTGATATCTAGTTCATTATACACTTTAGCTGCAGCTATTTTTTGGGTAATACCTTTGTGTACTGATTTTATATCAGTAGCAGAGTATGTAACACCTGGTAATTGTATTTCATTACACAGCAGTCGAAGTTCTTCTGCGTTCGCATCAAATCCAATATTGTCCTTTAGATACGTTTGAAAGGTATATCCCTCTGAATTATTAGGTTGTTGTATATTAAACGAATATAGATTAGATGCAGATATGCCACCTTTCTTATCTAATATCTTTTTAATAAAGGTACTAACCCCAGTTGCGGTTGTCATAAATAGTCCTTATGGTGTGACCATACCTTATTTATGCCAAGTTACAAAGGAAAATACAGAGTAAGAAATTACAAGAAGTATAAAGGTGATCCTACAGGTGTAGTGTACCGTTCTTTGTGGGAACGAAAGTTCATGGACTGGTGCGATAAAACTCCTAGAGTTTTGCAATGGTGGTCTGAAGAGATTGCTATCCCATACTATGATCCAGTACAAAAGAAATGGCGTAGATATTTCCCAGACTTCTGGGTAAAGGTCAAAGAAGCAAACGGAAGTATAAAATCATATCTTATTGAGGTTAAACCAAAAAGACAGGTCGATGGTCCTAAACCTCAGAAGCGTAAGACAAAGAAGTATCTGAACGAAGTTTTTACTTACGCAACTAACACAGCAAAATGGAAGGCAGCACATGACTATTGCAACGACAGGCTCTGGGAGTTCAAACTCATCACTGAACGGGAACTCAAGATTTGATAGTTTAATGTCACAAGTAAAAGGCAGCACGATAACCAAAGATAGATTGAGAGACGAGATATTTAATATACTGTTAGATGATGCAGTAGAGTCACCATCAGAAGGTAAGTGGTACATGTTTGAATATGATCCAAAATTTAAAGACAGACTCGTAGAATGGGATCAATATCCATTAATATTTTACTTAGAAGGTAAAGGAAGTAACGTTATCGGTGCAAATATGCACTATATAAGTTCAAATGCTCGTCTAAGTGCCATAAATAGAAAAAAGTTCCCTAAAAGTTCTTTACGTCAATATATTCCGAAGAATGCTGATAGCATCTTCTTTGAAATCCAAGAGAGTGAGGTGCAACTATTGAGTTTATTACCTCTAGAAAAATTCCACCATAAGAATTAATGTCATTATCATACCCAGAAGGACTAAATGAAATACCATATGCTTCTTTTTTAAGTATTAGAAGATATGAGTATTCTGCTGCTATGAAGAAAGCTGCTCAAGATCAGAATGATGCTTTGGGTGCTATTCAAGATAGAGATTTTTTGACAGGTGACAATGGTTTGATTACAAAAGCAGTAGGAGTTGTTGCAGGATTAACAGGTGCTAATGATGCACGTGGTGAAGCTGGCACTATTGCGGAGGGAACTACAACATTCAATGCACCTGGCTTGTCTAACATAGGTCCTAATTTATTAGGAGCTGATATAACAACGAAAGATGGTGAGAAGATTAATGCACAGAAAATAATAGAACAAAAGAAGGAAGCAATTAATAAGTTTAGATCAGGGTTGAAAAGCGAAACATGTCACTTACCCATGCCTAATGAGTTTCAGTATTCATATGGTGCTGAGTGGAGTAATACATTTAAGTTAGGAACATTAGCACTAATAGCTGACGATCCTGTGGCATCATTGAGAAATCTGTCACTTGGTGCTATTACAAATGCTGGTTTTAGTGTAGCAACTAATCAATTAAGTAAGAATAAAAACGTTACTAACTTTAATAAGAACAATCCAAATGCTGCTGGTAATATCGCTGATGGTATCACAAAAGGTATAGGATTCGCCTCCAATCCTTTTAATGTAAACAGTGACATAAATATGAAAAACGTTGTCGGACTTGCTGGACTTGCTCCTAACGAAAATGCTATTCAAATGTTTGAACGTATGGGTATGAGAGAATTTGAATTTACATTTGAACTGGCAGCAAGAAATGCAGGAGAGTCGGACAAGATAACAACAATTATAGAATGGTTTAAACGTGGTATGCACCCTGCAACAAAAAATGGTAGAGGAAGTTCAGTGTTACTACAGTTTCCAGATGTTTGGGTCATTGAACCAAAATTTATACCAGTTTCTAGAAATACTAACGAACCTAAGAAAGCAATACAGCATCCCATGATGCCTAAGACTAAACTGTGTGCACTTCAAAATGTCCAAGTGAACACGACTCCTCTTTCTCAATTCCAAACAGTTTTTGATGGTAGTATACCCTTGATTCAATTAACTTTGAAATTCAAAGAGACAACTGCTCTCACAAGAATGGATATGGAAGGTGCATCAAGACTTACTACTGAGAATCCTAGATTTAAAAGAAATCCTACTCTTGACAATCTCCCATCGGTAACATACTAATGCTAAAATCTTTACCCGACGTATTATATAATGTTTCATCTAAACAAATAGATGCTAAATTTATACTGGCAAAAAATATTTGGAAACGTGGAGAAATTCTATCTTCTTTTAAAACTTCAATAACTTTATTTGACGAGTATATTGTGCAGAATGGAGAGAGACCAGAAGATATTGCCACTCAACTATATGAAAATCCTTTTTATAATTGGACAATACTCATTGTTAATGACATCACAGATTACTATGCACAGTGGCCACGTTCTGTAAAACAATTACAGGAGTATGTTGAAAATAAGTATACTAACTCTGCAGGAACTAAACATTATATAACTACAGAAGTTACAGATGATAATGGTAATGTGATATGCCCTGCGGGAAAAATAGTTCCACAAACTTTTCAAGTTGCATATTACAATGGTACTACAACAGTTACTGCTAACCCTACAGTGTCAATATCTAACTATCAATATGAAGAAGAGTTGAATGCTAAAAAAGAAAGAATACAAATTATACGTCCAGAAATTATTGAAGATTTTGTTGCTGTATATAAAGATCTACTAACGAAAAATGTTGGTATAGGAACTCAAGTCGGTTCTACTCTTTCTGATATTTCGATGTAAAATATTCATATCCAGTAGGAAGTTGTTTTACTGCTGCTTCCCATTCATCAACATGATCAACATAATCATGTATAGGTTCAGTTAAAGGACATATATTCATACCTGATGCCACATAATGAAATCCACTTTCGGGATGTGTGTACATATTACTTAAATGCATTTCTCTACTATATGCACGCATACCATAGTGCCAGAATTGGTTTAAGTCATAACTCCTATTGAAGCAGTCTTTCCAATATGGTGTGTCTTTTCTTTGTGTAAAGGCATAGTGTATTGCAATAAAATCTGCTGTCTGGTCAAAATCACGTCTAACATCTGCATTATACATCTCTTTCAATAGTTGAGATGCAGGTCCACGTCTTAGTGTCTTAGCAAGTTTAATTAGATTATCATGTACCATAATCAAACCATTAGACTCTAATGGTTCAACAAATCCTGCACTTAAACCAATAGCAACTACATTACTTACCCAAGTATTTTCGTGTCTTCCAATTCTCATTGGGATATGTTTAAACTCTACTTCATCAGTTCCAATATGATTAATGAATTGTTGTTTAGCATCCTCTTTACTGATATGCTTAGAAGAATAGACATAACCTGTGCCAACATTATCCCATAGTGGTATGTTCCATACCCATCCATTTTCAATAGCAGTGCATTCAGTAACTGAAGTTAATTCTTTTGCTTTATCTTTGTAAGGTATATGAGTAGTCCATGCAGAATCATTGAACAGCACATGGTCAAATGATACGAAGGGTTCTTCTACAAATTCACCAATCAACTTGGCAGCAAATCCAGTACAATCTATAAAGAGATCTGCCTCTACCTCTGAACCATCATCTAATACTAAACTATGGAAATTTATCTGATCTATGGTAACGTAATTAACTACGTTAGCACGGATGTGTTCTACTTTCTGGCAATACTTTCTTTTTAAAAACTGACCATACTTGATAGCATCAAAATGGTATGCATAATCTGAATTGAGATCAACCTTACCTCTTGCAGCAATTAGTGCAACATGGTTGATATTCTGTGCATATTCATTGTGGTGCAATCTACCAGTACGTAATTGTTCACTCCACCATCCATTTGGATCTTTGGGAGATAAACCAAAGGGGTAATAAAATGACCCAGAATTTTTTTCCAGAAAATTGGTAAACTTAATGGCATGTTTGATAGTGCCACTTGTTTCTTTTATGAATTCTTCTTCATCTTCTCTTATGCCAACGAAATCTATCCATCGTTGGAAATGTTGAAGAGTGCTTTCACCGACACCAGATATGGGAACATTTGGTGATTCGATGAGAGTGACCTCATAATCTAATTTTTTACAAAAAGTGGTGGCAGTCATCCAACCAGATGAACCACCACCAACGATACAGACCTTCATTAATATTAGTCGTCTTTTGCTAGTTGGGCGAAGTATGATAACGTATCATCTTCTCCTTGATTTGCAATGACAGGTTCTGGAGTAGGTTCCTGTGGTGTGCGACCTTCACTCAAATCTTCAAGGTCTTCATCCGCTACTGCTTTACTGAAGTTACCTTTAAGAGTTGACTCAAGACGTCCCTTAAGTTCCTCGTAAGTTTTGAACTGGTCATCAGCAGTAAATGCTGCTAGACTATGTTCTTGCTTCCAAATACCCTCTAGTTCTTTATCTCCCATATCACCTAATGTGGATGGTTGATCGAACTCAGACTTGTCATAGTTCCAAAATCCTGCAACTCGTGTGATCTTCAACTTGAAGTCAGCACCCTTCCAGAAATCAAATGGATTTACTGGTGTCTCATCTTCAAATGCGGGTTGCATTGATTCCATAATCTTGTCAAATATTTTCTTACCGAAACGATATAAAAATACCTTACCTTCATTACTAGGATTAGCACTATCTTTAACAACATATATGTTGCTGTAATAGTTTAGTTTACGCTTCTGATTACGTGCTTGAGTTCTTTGTGGTGAACCTTCTGCACCAGAGTTCCAGAGTTCTCTGTTAAGATCAGAAACTGGATCTTTTTTACCTAAAGTTGTTAAGGAGTTTTCGATATACCAACCACCTGGTCCTTGGAAGGCATGACTCCAAACTTGTGCCCATGGAAGGTCTTCTCCATCGGGTGCAGGAAGAAATCT